TAAATTGATCTAGAACTTTTGTATATTTATTAAATACTTCTTCTGAAAAGTTCTTAGTAACTAATTTCATTAACAACCTCTTTTATTAAATCTTGTCTTTATAATAATAAATATAGGAAATCGATCTTAAACGAATGGATATGCATTCTCAAAAGATAATCAATCTTTTATAATTTTTAATTTATTGTCATTTGGCTCAGGTGTCCAATTTTCATTACAAAATAAATTTTTATAAGTAAATTTATTTGAAACTATCACTCTTAATAGTCCAAATTCTTTTCTATTTTTTTCTAAATATTCTATTCCTTTGTTAAGGTTAAAAACTTTATCTTCAACTTCGTCCGCACCGACGCTAAACAACGGGTCGCAGTAATATTTCTTAAAATCTTCTTCTGATCAAGCCCATTTATCATATAGTCTTCTTTTATCATCGATTAACGGAGTTTCTTGTAATTGTCCAATTTTTTCAACAAAATATTTTTCATTTCTTGGCTTTAAAAATAAAAGCTGATCTATATCCATATTTGTAATAAAGTCAGCAGCTAAGGTTTTATTTGAATAATTATTAATAGAAGCATTATTTAAATAATCTCATCTAATAGCGGAAAACGCTTGTTTATTTCTTAATTGTGGAGAGCTATATTTATGAATAAGAATAAAATCATATATCATAGAAAAATGGTTAGTTAATCCTCCGGTTTCTTCTAACTCTAATTCGTTACCTATTTTAAATGTTTCTATTGCTATTTTTATTCATTCTTTTAAAAAAAGAGGTAATACGTCTGTGGTTATTTTTGCAAAAAAATCTTTTTTATGTTGATTAAATCTTTTTTTAACAAAAGTTTTAACTTCTTCAGTTGTTCATTCTTTTTCTAAGGTATATTCTTTAAAAGAAGAGCTAGAAACTTGGTTGTTTAGTTTTTGAATAACAGTTTCTTGAAATATTTTTTCAGCTAACTGCATAGATGGTTTAGCTAAAACAAAATCAACCAAATTTCGATATTCTTCGGGATTTACATAATTTTCATAATATAAACTATAATTTTTTGGTCAAGTTTTATAACTATTCATTTTATCTTCGTTAGATAATTCAACTTTATAATTATTACCATTTTCTTTTATTAAAGTATAAGGTTCCTTATAATCTGTTTCATCAAAAAAGTTTGCAATAAAATCTTGAGCTCATTTAAATAACATTTTTCTATAATAAATAATAGGTTCTTCTGAAACAGAATTAATTTGATATGCTAATCCATATTTCTTTAATCAACTGTTTAATTTTAATCTAGAATCTATACTATGGTTAACATATTGTTTTCATGAAGATAAACTATAATTTATTTCTTCATTCATACTTTCTATTAAATCATATAAATCATTAGAAGATCCAATTATTCCAGCGACAGATGGAGAATCTGTAATTATGTATTTTTCAATAGTTGATCAAGCAAAATTACGTATGTCTGGTGTTTGAGTAAAGAATGGAAGTCAAGATCTAGAATGGTAACCTTCTAACGTTCAATATTTTTCTGGGTCAAGATTAAGCTTAATGTCTTTTCCACCAAACATTAAATTATCATTTATAGAAGGGTGATCTAATCTTTGAATAGTAATTATAGAGCCAACATCTAAAATGATTTGTCCGGTTTGAAGTGCATTATCAAATTCTTCTAAAGTATTAAAAACAAAAGTATCTTTTGTTGTTTGGAATTTTTCATTTAATTCTGTAAAAGGCATAATAAAAGAATCTAATTTTGTAATAGGTTCGCTTTCATCCATACCTAAAATATAATTAGGATCATCAGTTAAATTTGCATTCAAACTAGTAATTAAACCGGAAAAATGGTTTAAATCTTCAGAAGTATTAGGCCATCAATTATTATATTTAAATGCCTTACTAGCAGCTAAATAAGGAATATAAAAAATATCTGGATTATATGCTAAAATAGGATAAGCATTTATTCAATGTTGATTATATTTATTTCTTAATAATACAATGTTTTTAGATGGCTCTTGAGAAAAATGTTCGAATAATGAAGTAGATAAAGAGTTATCTATTTTAAAATTAGATGATAAAGGTCATAAATTTTGATATTTATATTTATCAAACCATAAGAATTTAGTATTTTCACTTGTATTTTCTATTGTAGAACACTCACTTAATAAAAAATAAGAAAGATTTTTTCTATATAATTCTTCAGAAGTAGGTTCATCTCCACGATTAGGTAGCTTTGCGTAAGTTAATAATTCTGCAGATTCATTGAACCAATTCATAGCATCACCTTCAAAATTTCATTTTTCAAAAGTATCTCTTTTTATATTAGCAGATATAGAAGGAAAATGATTAAAATCTGTATAATATCTTTTCTTTGAAAAGAAATATGACGGTAATACAAAATTAGTTGCGAAAAAATTTGTGGTCTTAGATAATAATCCAAACGAATCTAATGTTTTATTTATATCAAAATTTTCATATAGAATTTGATAAACTTTATTCAAAAAACCAAAATCCATTTTTGTTGCTTCTCAATCGTGAAGTCAGTTTCCATGTTGATCAATTGAATAAGATAATTTTGTAATTTTATATAAACCAGTTTGGGGCGCCACTTTAGAGTTTAACGCAAAAATGTCATCCGTAGATATAGTTTCATTTTCTTGTAATGATTTTTTAATAGATTCAGAAGAATCTAAAGAAGAATAAATAAAAACAGGAGCAAATATCTTCAATCCAGGAACATAAAAACTTTTAACATTTGCTTTAAACAAAAGAGAATCATATAAAGATCTTAATAAGTCTTGTTTTTTTCCAATATGATCAAATGAACTAATAAAATCAGAACCAGAAAGTGAATTATAAATTTTTTCTGTCATTTGAGTAGTAGAATTTGAATTAATTCATTCAACTATATTTTCAGTATTAGTATATGTAGAATTTTCTGGATTAGCCATAAGCTGTAACATCGCTACTCTATTTTCTACTTTAGATCTATCTGTAGAAGAAAGAATATCTGGATTTTGAAGCAATTTTCTTATTCTTTTTAATTTTTCATCAAATCCTTCTTGATGTTTTTGCGGTAAAGAAAAAGCTCCTATTTGATAAGGCAAATCAGATTGAGTTTCAGATGATGATTGGAGTGATATAATATTATTATCAGCATATTTATTAATGTAAATAGAATTTTTATCCATTTCGTCAAAAACATCTTTTTGAACTTTTAAATAAAGATCATATTCTCTTTGAGATAAAATATGATTTCTAGAATCACTGATTAAAATCTCTAATCAACCACTATTTCCAGAAGAAGAAGAATCTTTTTCTTCCATTTTTTCTATAAAATTTTTAAAACCATTTTCAACTTTATTTTTGTAATTTTTATCATGTAAAATTACATTAAAAGATAAATCGGTAAAAGAATCTAATTGAGATTCAATAAGGTTAGACATTTCTTGAGATTGAGATAAACCCTTTTTTTCTACTCAAACTCATTTTTCTTGTTGATCATCATATTCTCTTTCTATTAATCTAGGATTATCTTGGTTATATTTTATAGCTTCCCTAGGACTACTTCCGAACACTCAAGTTCAAGTTGCCGCTTCTTGCTCACTAAGAGCTGATACAGTTATTGAATTATTGAATAGACTAAAATTTTTAGCAGCTAGTAATCTTCATTTATAAATCTGATTTATCATTTCTTTACTAAAAGATTCAACAGAATAATTTAACTTATTAAGTCATGCATCACTTTGAGTAGATACTTTATATATTGGATAATCATAATAACTAAAATATTCTTTTGCTTCATATTCTTGAATATCGTCTTTTTTTATTTTTTTTTCTATATCGTAAAATTCAACTAATTTTTCTCTTATAATTCTGTCAATTTCCACTTCACCAGTAATTGGCCGGTTAAAATACAACGCGGCCTTGCGGCCACCCGAACCTTTTACTACATCAAAAGTTTTGATTAAAGCATCATTTAGTTCTTCAGCGTCTTCTTCATTTAAATAAAAACTAGCAAGTTCTGGTGTTAATAATTCATCTAAACTCAAAATGTCAGGCTCAGATTTATAATGAATTTTTGTTCCAATTTTGGGCCTTTCTCTATCATCATATAATATCTCATTATGTGGACCTAAAACCTGATAAGAGGTATAAGTATTTTCTTCTATAAAACAAGATTGAGGAAATGTCGCAATAATTTTTCTTCATTGATTTCAACCTTCCATAGAAGAGTCTTCATCATATTTTTCTTCTTCTTTGATAGAAGAATAATTTCAAAGATAGTTCGTATTTCCTTTATATTCAAAACATGCATCTGTATATTCAGAATTATGAAATAATTTAGAAATTTCATTGAAATCAAAAAACGAGAAAGAGACGAATTCTGGATCATCTTGATCAGTAGAAATATTAATATAATTTAATAATGATCCATTAAACCTTTCATTAATATTTTCGTATTTATTAGGATCTGAAGCATCAACTTCAAATGTAACTAAAAAATTATTACTTATTTTATAAGGATTTGTAGAATTATGAAGTTTTCTAAATTCTCAAGCTTTTAATCAAAGAAGATGAAGCATAAAATTAGCGGCATCTATAACTAAAAAAGAACTATCTTGCGTTTTATTTTGAGATTGACTTCTATTAGAAGAAGTATTATCATTAGATACTACTGTTTTAGGAACAAAAACTAAATTTGGGTTTGAATTATCTTCATCTAATGTAGAAGATTTTAATATTCCTTTTTCTTTTAAATAATCTAAAATTTCTGGGCTTAAAAGTTGCAATACAGAAATTTTATCACCAAATTTTTCTTTTGTATTATATGCAAATTGACATAAATCTAATTTTACAGTAGCGGAATCATATTGGTCAAAACTAACTTCAAAATTATTAATAATTCATTCATCAAATTCACTATCTTTGATAGAAGCATTAATCATTCTTTCATATTTTTCATATTCTTTATCAACATCCATAGTTTCGTTAAAAAAATTAGGATCTAATCTATGAATGAATTCTTTAAAAAATTTAGAAGGATTATCCGAATTTTCAAATAAATTAAAAAATCCTGTGGTTATTTTAATTTTATTTGCTGGAGTTAGCAAATATTCCATTAATTTTGTTTTTATTAACTGTTCATGTTCTAAAAAAATCGTTAATTCAGCTTTTCTAGATACAAACCCTTCATTTATTCATTCTACATTATAGTTTTGAATTCTTATTTGGTTATGTAAATCTAAATGAGATGCTATAGGCATATCATTATCTTTTAATGCATCTAGAGTTTTTTGTAAATTTTCAATTTGTGTTAAATTTAAATTTTCATTGTCATTTAGAGTTTCTGATATAACTCTAAATGGTTGATTTGTTAATTCTGTATCTTCGCTTAAAGTTTCTAATTTAATATAAGGAGTAAATAATATACTATTACAAATAGGATTTAAACTATTTCTCATTTTTCAATATTCTGGCGAGTCTTCAGAAGTGATATTGAACATCATAGGCCCATAACTACCTACTTCATTCATAAATATATTAGAAAGTATTTGTTTTTCTTCTTTATTTAAATTATCAACATTTTCTGCGCCTTTTATAATCTGCATCATTTTTGTTTTTTTGTCAACTATTCTAATTCAAAGATAGCTATTACTAAAAGCAAAATCGGGATTTTGTTTATAGCTATTTTCCATAGAAACAGTTTCTGGCCTTGGAACTGTAACTTTACTATCATCTCCTAATATTTTAGCTCTATAAGATACGGATGTTATCATATTATTGCCTACTTTGATTTTTATTAATTTGTTTTATTCAATTAACCGCTAATGAAAAATTTTCTGGAATGTAAATAAATTCCCTATCTAACAAATCAAATGGGTCAACTAAATCATTAAATATACAGAGCAATTTTCATGCATAAGAAGTTCCTACTGTAGAAGATCCTACTCCATCTAGTCTTACTCAATTTGGTATACCTATTTTTATTAATTTATATGGATATTTACTTAAAAAACTAAAATTAGTCTGATAAGGAAAAGGAGCGCCATTAGACGATTTTTCTACTTGATTTAAAAATAATTTTAAATTATCCATTTACATATCCCCTCATTCTAATGCATTAAAACTTGGATCTCTTAATTTTTCCATTTCTTTTTCAATATTTTTTGCATTTTCAGTAAAATTAGTCGTTTCAATGATATTTTTAGCGTCATGTAATCCATTTTGAGAATAAAAAGCGTTTTTTGTTGGATCAATAGTATCAAATAAAATATTAAAACTTAAAGTAACTGTAATTCAATGAGGTCATTGAATTTTTTTAGCATCTTTTGGATCAGAAGTTTCTCTAGCTCCTTCTCATGGAGCATCTAAATGATAATTAATAGATAAAGAAGAAATATAACAAGGAACTTCATTAAAAATAGAACCTAATGTCAATCTTATAAAAGGATATTCTTTATATTCTATAGATTGAATAAATTTTGCGTTTTCTGGAATATTACTTTCATTAGATGATTTTGGAATAGAGCTAAAGTTATTTAATTTGCCATAAGTATGATCAACTAATCAGTTTAATCTAAAAATATTTTTTTGTAATTCAACTGGATTTTGAGCATATAATTCTAATGTTAATTCTATTTTTCTATCAGTATATTGATATTTATGTAATTGTTGAGTATTGCCTAATATATTTTGTTGTTCTCAAGATGGATTGTAACTTTCACTTAAATTAGAAATAGAAGGAGGTAATAATATTACACCTCTTGGTTCAGGTTTATTCTCCTCATCCCCCATACTTTCGATTTTTTTGTCAAAATTTCATAAAGAAGGTTTTAAAGATCTTAAATAAAATTGATAAACTTGCTTTTGAATAATCGCTGATTTGTTGGTGTAGCTACTTGCTGCAATAAAATTTTGTCTTTTTTTTGTTTTTTCCTCCTCTGTGTCTTTTGGAAACTTTTTTTCTATTATACCTTGAACTCTTCCACTAATGTTTTTAATTACACTACTCACTATTTTTTGCGAATAGTCCGCAATTAGTTTATTAACGAAATCATTGCCTCATTTTCCTAATTTTGTATCACCAAATAACTGTTTTCCTCCTATTTTATTTTTATCTAAAATTTTCGATGTTGATTTTCGCGCTTGTTTTAATGCTAAACCAGTAGCTATATCATTAATAGTAGAAAAACCTTCACCATAGCCTGTAAAAATTAATTCGTCAAAAGCACCCGATCATCTTAAAGCATTCGAATCAGAAAGTGATTTTTTGACAGCCTTTGAAAAAGTTTTTCAAAAAAAAGCATTTTTCTTATCTGCAGATATTAAAAATGTATTTTTTCTTGAGATTTTTATATCAGAAAGTTTATCAGCCATTTTATTTTATTTCCTTAATTATGACGAGGTGTTAAAAACAGGTATAACTTTTTGAATATTATTTACGTTTGCGTTTTTGGAAGAAATAGTAAGTTTATCAAAAATAGCTTGAGCTATTTTATCAGCTAACTTTTGATCTTTTTCACTTTGACTAATATTTTGATTAGATGAACTACTAGTTGTTCTACTAAAGTTAGTAGAAGAAGATAATTTAGGTGTACTCTGAGTTCCTGGTGATGATGATGAATTAATACTTCTAACGGAAGAATTTGAAGATGATCCAGATCCAATTGATGGCATCGATGACGATTTTAGCCCAGCGTATGCTCCTGAAGATGCTCCTACACCAGGCGATTTCATTCCACCACCTAAACCAGATAATACTGACTTTCCTCAACCATATATAGCAAGACCAGCAGCCAATCCGATCGCGGCGCCGATGAGGCCGCCCGTTAACGAACCAGCGCCGAGCAGGCTAGCAACAGCGGCGACTAATTTTGCAATAGCTATTCCAATTGATATAGATTTTATTGCTCACAAAAAATCAATAACCTTAGGAAGATTTTCTATTAATCACATAATAGTATTTCCTACTCCGACAAAAATATCAGCAATTCAGCCTACTACATCATATGTTTTAAACATGTAAACTAACCATGAACCAAAGGATTCAGCTACATTTATTATAGAAGTTGCAAAATTATCAATTTGTTCATCTGTAATAAGTGACATTATATCAGATACTTTTTGTAATCCACTATTAATTCATCAATCTAAAATAACTAATCCTATTTTACTTACTATATCTAACATTGGTCTTAAAACTGCTGCGTATGTTCTACCTAAAACACTACTCATATCATGAATACCATTTCCAATTAAAGAAGTGACTTCGTTTTGTTGGTTAAAAAATCAATTTAATCTTTGCATAATTGGTAAAAATGCATCTCGTAATATTTTATAACGAGATTCTTCTATTTTTAGAGATAATTCTTCTGCAGAATTTATTTTATTATATTCTCCAAATATTCAACCTAAATCATTTTTTCATGAATCTCATAACATTCTTCTTGTTCTAGCCAGCATGCCATTATAAACAGCCATATAATCAGTTTGAGCTTGAATTAATTCATTGCTTTCTTTTAAAATATCAACTTGCTCTGAAACCGGATCATTTATATCATTCATTAATTGTTCTTCTCTTCCTAATAACATAGTTCTAGCTTTAATTACATCTCCACTCGCAATAGTGTCAGCAATAAACTGTCTTTGAGCTAAAGTTAATTCATCAAAAGTTCCTATATTATCCTTAAAAGTATCTACTAAATATTCAGCTAATTGAACTTCTTGTCCAGTTTGAGCCATAAATTGAAGTTGTCTAGTATTTAATTGAATACCGAACATTAATTGAGATTTTCTTGTTAATTCTATTGCTTTTTCAGCTTCAGCTAATTTTTGTGAAGTACTATAAATTTCATCAATAGAAACTTTTCATGAATGAGCGTTAGCAGCAATTCTAGCCGTTTCTTCAACATTTCCTTTTGAATAACTTAATATAGCTCAATTTGATTCTGCTATATCTTCTATTAATTTTGAGGTTACATTGCTTGATTTAAATTGTTGTTTTAAAACTCCAAATATTTGTCTTTGAAAAGATAAAGATTCTTCTAAGCTTAAGCCACTTCTTTTCTGATAGCCCGCTATTTTAGCTGAATGTTCTGTACTTATTCCAAGAGCTAAATTTTGCTTTCTTCAGTTTAAAAGAACATCATTAGAAATTTCATTTATACCTCCTATAATGTCTTTTAAATAGTTAACTGCTAAATTAACTCCCTCGACTACGGTTCCATATTGCATTCATTCATAAATGTTTTCCGTTATATCGCCTCTAGTTTGAACAACGGCATTATATATTTCCATACTACCTTTTGCAGCTTCCGCAATAGGTTTATATGTAGAAATAAGAGTTTCTTGCCAAGCTATTTGATCGGATATAATTGTTTTTGTAGTAGAAGCTATACTACTTAATTGCTTATCAAATGCCATAAGTCCTTTTACATCAACATCAGTAATACCCTGCATCATATCAGTTATAGCATCCATTGGTTTTAATAATTGATCTTTATATATTGAAACTATTTTACCAAATAGATTAAGTAAAAAACCCGCCAAACTTTTAATATTTGCCATGCTAATACCAAATTCGTTTAATACATTTTTAAACGCAGCACCAACATCTCCAAATTTTTTCTTTAAAACATCCGCATTTAATATTGCACGTTTCATAATTTTACCAATAAAACCGGATGTGCCCTCAAGCGCTCCATTTAAATTTTTTACTAAAGTAACTGCTGAAGCTAAATTTTTCATAATTTATTTAAAATTTCCTCAAAATGGTGGAGCTGATCCAGTTTTTTGCCAAATTTTAATAAGATTTTTCTTTTCTTCTTGATTGTCTTCTATATCTTCTGATAAAAGTTCTAAATAGAAGCGTCGAATATTTGTCGGAAGGTCGAAAGCTTCTTGAAAACCCATACTTGTATATCTAATTAAAAAATAAATTTGATGATATAGAATTTCTCTATTTTCTTGCTGACCTTCCTTCTGGCCAAAAAAAGCCTACAGAAAATGGTATATTAACGTTTGATAAATAAGAACATGTATTACATTCAAAATCATAAGACATATCATAATCTGGAGAAATTTCTTTTATAAATTTAATCAAAGACCTTACTTCCTTTGAAGGAGCGTTAGACAAAATTTGAGCAATGTCTGATCTTTGATTAATTCCCTCTATGCTTATTATACTATTAAGTAAAAAATCTGAAATAGGAGATTCTTTATAATTAGTTTTAAACATAGCCTTTTTTCTTTTTGCTTCTTCCTCCATTTGTTTTTGATCATTATGATTTAATAATCTCAGAACATAAGAGATGCCTTCAGGAGATTTCCACAATATTTTATTTTCACTATTATTAAATAACTCAAAATCCATATTTTTAATTTTTAAATCATTTAATAAAGAAACTTCAATTGAATTTTTTCTTAAACAGCTGGGACAAGTTACTTCAACTTCATATAAATCTCCTAATGAAATTACTCTTATTGCAATAAGAATAGCATTTTTATCTCCAACCAAGAGTTCTTCTAAAGTTAATCCTTTTCAATCAATTACACATGACTTTATTAATTCATCAAAAACTTTACCTGATTGAATTAATTGTTGATTAGACAAAATATCTTCTTCTTTAGCAGTCATAGGTTTAATAGTAATAGAAGAAGTTTTATTCTTATATAAAAAACCTTCAGAAGGTAAAGGCACCTCTTCACTCATCGGTTTATATACAGAATGAATTTTTTGTAAATGTTCTTCATTTTTAGCTTGAGCTAAAGCTTTAATTTGATTTTCAGCCATAAATCCTCCAAATAAAAATTTAAATCTAATAATATATATCGATTGGTTTTATTTTTCTATAAAAAAAGGCGATTATCGCCTTTTTAATAAATTTTAAAAAATTGTTTTTACTATATATCACTATTAGTATCATCTTCTTCCAGATTTATATTATAGTTGTTTGGAGCATTGACATCTGATTGTAATGTAGCATAATCATATCTTATAGTTATAGTTAATTCTCTTTCTCCGTCATCGCTATAATCTAAATCACCTCATTTTGCCTCTTTCAAAAACGCTCCCATTAATGTTCATCTTTCTATAACACTACCTCTTGGATCTAATAAAGAAATTATTATATTTGACTTTACTTCACCTCCCATCGCTTGACCACCTTTTTCTGGACTAAATTGTGAGGTAAATCAATCATATAATTTTTGAGAAGAATTTTCTCCAATAAAATCTCTAAGAGTCATTGAAATAGTTTCTCATTCTCATTTACCCGGAAAATAAAACTTGCTATTCATATAATCTATTACTACTTCGTTAAAAGTACCTCCCGGTAAACCAGTTGACTTAATAGCAAAAGTTGTAAAATTCGTTGAATTAGGCGGAGCGATTTCTACATATCATTGATTCTTTCTCTTTGGCTGATAAATGCCGGTTGAATCATTAGATATAGAAATATTAGTTAATCTAGCCATTTCTTATTGTCTCCTTTTATAATTCCTGTTCAAGTTGAACTTATTATCTTTTTATCTAATCGCTTAAGCATTTTAGAAACAGCCGTATAAATCTTCAAGCGAGAATCGATAGAATTTATTATTTAAATATTTGTTCAAATCATAAATTCTTTCTAAAGTGTTAAAAGTGTTACCTAAAGATTCATTTTTGAAAGATTCTTGAATAACTTCTTCAATTAGCTTCTTGAGTTCTGATTTTTTCATAATTTATTATTTTCCTATTAGTTATTAAATTCTACACCGGAAGAGTTAACAATAAAGTCTACATAAAGAGCTTCAACAGCTTTTGTAGGAATAATCATAATTTGACCATACATTTCATTACGATCTCTTCTATCAGGTGTATTAGTACTAGCATTCATAATAACCTTAAAATCATCCAAACCATTATTAGCAGCAATTTCAGCGAGAATTGGATTAACTTGATTTGTGAATCTATCTCAAGTCGTTGAGTTATTAGGCTCAAATAGTAACTGAATACCAATTCTAGCAATAAGCTTCTTAGCATATACTAAAAGTCTTCTTACATTTACTCTATCAAGAGCTGTAGCCTCTTTCTGTAGAGTCTTTTGACCTCATACAACAATACCTTCATTACGGAAAGTTGCAATTGGATTAATTCTATTATCATAAAGAGTATCTCTATCTTCTTGATTTACTTGATAACGAGCCGCAGCGGCATTAGCAATTTGACCACGATTAATACCAGCAGGGGCATATCATGGAAATGCAATCTTATCATTATACGCAAGCTGAGCCGCCATAAGTACTGATGGTGGAACTCATACATAACTTTCATTCTCATTATCTCAAATCTTGATCCAAGGTCAATAAGTGGCTGCATAACTTGAGTTAAAACCTTGTATACTATCATTATCTGGAGCAGCTGGGTTATCTACAGTCTGAGCAAACATATCAGCAACATAGATAGCATCACCCCTAGTTTCTACCATGTTGATAGCTTGCTCTATAATTCCAGAGTGAGCTGATTGAGCAGCAATAGTGCCAGGAACAATTAGCATATTGAAATCGTAAAGATCTTGGTTCTCTAAGAGATTAATTGCAATTTCATAATCAGCTGAAAGAGCTCCAACAAGAGCAGAACCTGCTAAAGACTTTTTATATCCGTTCATACCACCATTAAGAGGAACTGTAAACTTTCAATTAAAACCGCCAGCTTTAACACTAGAAGAAGAAAGAGTTTTATAACTAGTTAAAGTATCGTACATTGGAACTAAATGATAAGACGCAGATAAAGCGGTACCTGTAGCACCAGTAACCTCGTTTGTATTACTCTTGTCAAACATCAAGAAACCTTTATCAGATCCTTGTTCTTGTGTAGTTGGGCCATAAAGTAAACAATCTGCGCCATAAGCATTACCTTCAAAACCTAAGAATATATTCTTATTATAAAGCTGAGAGCCCATTGCATGATTAACTTTTCAGCATCTATAAGGATATGCATTAGTAATTTCATTCTTAACAGTTGGAGGAGCATTAAATCCAGATGGTCGTGCGCCCATTGGAATACCATCATTTACTTCAACTCTAATAAACTTAGACTTATTAGGTCAAGTACCTGTAAGATCCATTCTTTCTGTACCAGAGTTGTAATACTCTCTTGTATCACCAATCTTCTTTACAATATAATTTCTATCATTTGTAAGTAAATTACAGCCAGAGAAACGTTCGTAAATAGTCATAGATTTATCTGTGTCATTTCACTTACGAACTAATACATCAAAAGTATAATAAGGATTACCGAAACTATCAAGTTTTTGAGCGATATTATCTAAAGAAATCTTACAATCTTTGTTAGATTCATCACCATCGCTTAGTGCATGAAAACGCATGAGTTCTTGAACTTCACCAGCAGCATTTGGAGCGCCTATAATTCAAGGTGTTTTTGCATGATCATAAGAACCATCAACATCAGTGCCAGTTAGCACATCAGCGGTTGTTGTATTAAATGCATGATAGGTAATGTCGCCCATGGAAGGACCACTATCAGCACCACCTTCATTTGCTTGCGAATAATAAAGAACATCTAAGTAAAGACTAGAACAAGCTGGAGATGCAGGAATATTAATAGGATCTCTAGTAAATACAGACTCAATTGTATCTCAAGTGAATGTATACACGGCATTCACAGTATCATCAGTACCAGCTGATATAGTTCAAACACCTGCAGAGCTACATTCAGCAGAAAGCGATGTTGGTGCTGTAGTTCCAGATCTTTCTCTTACAACCGCAAAAGGAATCATGCCGGATGACGTTGAAGTTGTAGCCTCTCCGTCCCCAGTAGCAATAATATCTACTCATGATGCAGAAGCTGGAATAACAAAGCCTTCATCTTTATTATCTGAATTTTGAGAACCTAATACTCTACTAATTGTAGCATATGCACCATACTGAAGATAAAACTTTGTAGCATAAGGAACATAATGAGCAATATCTAAGTTACCAAAGATTGGAACAAATTCAGAAGAATAATTATTAATTGTGATTGGCTTAAATGCGGGACCGCTTTGAGTAGTTCCAACAAAAGCCGGTCCCATTAAGGCAGTTACTTGTGCGACTTGACTTAAATCAATTTCGCCAAAAGAAATGCCTGGGCTTACTAAATTTCTAGCCATGCGAAAATATCTCCTTGAGTTATTTAGCTAATATATGATTGTAATACTGTTCTTGATACTGATCTGTCTACTTTTTCAGAAGCTTGAGAAATATAATAACCTTCACCATCAATAGTTGCTGTTACTTTTATTTCTCTTTTAGAAGAACTAGTTTCTGCAAAATTATCTTCTGTAGAAATAGCGTCTCTTAATGATCAAATAGTATCAAAGTATACAGATTTAAATTTATCTGATTTGATTGCAACATATTGTTGATTTACTATATCTAAAAATTGCGTTATAAATTCATTTGAATGAGTAACATATTCACAAAAAAACGAAATTTGATATTGATTAGTAAAATAAACTGGTGCGTGATATGAATAAATCTCAATGTTAACATTTGGTTCATCTATATTTATATATTTATTTTTTGCAATTCGATTAAAATTTATATTAGTTGCTTCAATATGGGGTGCATTTTTTTCTCTTTTTAGTTCAAAATTTCCAGCTCTATTTATAACTAAAATAGGATATTTAATATCACTAACATTAGATCATGTTTGTGAATTAGCTAAAGTATCTGGTGTGCCTCTAGCAAATGAAGCTGGAACAGGTTGATCATCTATTTCAAAAGGATTTACCTTATTAAAATAGTGAACAACTAGTTTATCTAATTCACTTATGATATTAAGTTTAGCCATTAATTTAGTTTAGCTTTCCCAATGATTTCATATTTTCCCCTACCTTTCGTCTAGTGCTTCAGCACAAACTTCAAATAGTTGTTGACCTAATTCACCCAAACCTTCAATAAATTCTTCTTGATCTTCACCTAAATCAGCATAATCACCTCTTCTAGCATTTTTAATTTCATAAATAGCACGTTCAATTTCGTTTAATACGTCCATTATCCCAGCTTCTTCAAATGCTTCTTCATTTCATCCGTCATAATCATGAAAAGGAGCTTCATCATCTGGAAAAACATCATCGTGTGTATATTCAGCGCCATCAAGTTTAGATAAATTTTTCATTTCATTTTCTGCTGCTTCTGTATCATAATCATCTATTATTTCTTGAATAATTCTCTTTAGTTGCGACGTTGTGATTTTCATTTTTTAATTTTCCTTTTGTTTTAAATCAATTGTTAATTCAGATATTAAAATAGCCGCTTCTGATACTAGTTTTTTAATTGTTTCTAATTGCTCACCATGTTCTCTAACAGAAATAGAATCTACAAAAGGTTTTATTTTGTTATATGATATTAATAAAACTTCCATACGATCTTCTAAATTAGAATTGAGTGAATATTCTTCAGTTATTACTTTTTGAATAAGAGCTTTTAGTTCTGATTTTTTCATTTTTTTTCTTATCCCCTTTTATTTTAATGCGCATATAAATCTTCGATATACTTGAGTTTCAGGTTGACCTCAAATCTGTTGTTCTCTACCAGTTTGCATAAGGATCTGATAAATATTTTCACCCCAAATAAAAAATTGTCCTTCTACTACATTTAGTCCCATATCATCTAAAT